GACAAGCAAGGTAATTTCTTGATGACTACCATGTCATTGTCGCGGATGTATGACAAAGCGAATGCATGGGCGGCAAAGCGTCCTCGCAATCTTCGACTTTGGGGTGGTGATATGACCAAGTTCTGGGATTCCGTTCGTCAATACTTGATGAATCATCAAAAGGGATTGCAGGGTCATATTGGATTAAATGCCGATCCAGAGATTGCAATGCAGATGAAAAATCGCATCAACGATCTTTTCAATGTTTATCGTAAAGAGACTCGCGAGGCTAATCCAGAACGCACAATTCTTCCAAAACGCCGGGGGCAAGACCCAATGGATGTTGTCATTCGTTCTAGGCGCATGGATCGAATTAATTCTTTTGATGAAACTGCTCTTCCAAAGATGCCGTTTCAGTATGAGTTAGCAGTTCAGAATTATCTTCCCGCAGAAAACCCATTTGCTGAATTACAAGATGCACAGCAGTTTGCTAAAGCAATGGAGGTAGATGAAGAATTAGTTAATCGAGCTATTGCTGGAGATATTGAACCATTGGAATTGCAGTTGCATGAGCAAGACCTGCTTCGTCCTGCTGAATACATCGATGTTAGCAATGGCAAGATTCGCGTGAGGTCTATGTTTGATCCTACTCAAGCAATTTTTGAGCAAGGTGAAAGCAATCCAGAATCTCCATCACAATTGCAATTCCTTCCTTCCGAAATCGAAGCACCATCTGGCGAGCGTGGATTCCAAAGTAAATTGCAAATGGAAATTCAAAGTAAGTTCCTTGGTGCAATGGCAACTCCAGAGCAGTTGAAGGCAGTTTTGAACAACCCGCAGAATGTCAAAGCGGAGGAGGTTAAATGGTCAGGAGTCAATGACGCAATCGACAGGCTTGCAAGCGAGAACAACGGCAAGGTTCCTGTGCAGGAATTGCTAAATTATTTGCGAGATGAAGGGCAAGTTAAGTTTGAGGAAGTCACCATTGGATATGATAATGAAATTCAAAAAATTGCTGATCAATATAGAATTAAAATTGAAGATGAGTATGGTGAAAAAGCATTTTACGATGAATTTGATGAGCCTCTTGAATTAGATGAAGTTCCGCCTCAATTATTAGACGCAATATATAAAGCAGGGAAAAAACCTGAACCAAGTTATGCTCAATACCAACTTCCCGGCGGTGAAAACTATCGTGAAGTTGTGATGGCGATGCCATCTCAAAAAGGAGTTCAAATTTTAAAAGATGGAAAAGTTGTTTGGGAAGACAATGAAATAACTCCAACTGGCAAACAAATATCTGATTTGAAATATCAATATCCAGAAAGTAAAGGATATTCAGTTGTTGGGAAGGGTTCTGAACAATACACCTCTTCCCACTTCCCCGAAATTCCAAACTATGTGGCGCATATGCGTCTTAACGAGCGCACAATCCAAGATGTTGGATATGCTATTCGCAATACAGAAAGTGGCAGGAAAGGCCCAGTTAAAGCAACCCGTGCAGAGGCTGAAGCAGATTTAAAACAATATCCTGCAAGTTACTCATTGGAAATAGTTGAAGTTCCAAGAAATGTAGATGGATTGTTCATCGAAGAGTTGCAGTCTGACAGGCATCAGGCGGGTAGGGAAGAGGGATATACTGAAGATACAAAACCATTATTAATTGAAGAAGAAAAAAGACTCGATTCTATACGAGAAAAAATACAATTTTTAGAAGAAAATGGTATAGATGAAGATAATCCAACCCCAGAGTATCGATCATTGGATGCTGAATTTATTAATTTAGCAAGAAGACTTCAAGGAGGTTCTATTCGCGCAGTTCCAGACGCACCATTCCGCAAAGACTGGTCACTACAACTCTTCAAACGCGCATTGCGCGATGCGGTAGAGTCAGGGAAGCAATGGATTGGTTGGACTACTGGAGAAACGCAGGCTGAACGCTATGACTTGAGTAAGCAGATTGGCAAGGTTGTATGGAATGAAGATACAAAAATGCTGACTGCTTATGATCCAAGTCAGAAAAAAACTGTTATTCAAGAGTCCAATATAACATCTGAAAAACTTGCAGATTATGTTGGAAAAGAAGTTGCACAAAAACTTGTTGAACAATCTCCAGATGAAGACATGGACAGGCAAATATCTGGTCTTGATCTTAAGGTTGGCGGCGAAGGCATGAAAGGATTTTACGACACGATCCTGCCTAAAGAGCTTGGCAAATATGTTGCCAAGATGGGTGGCAAGGTTGAGAAGTCTGAAATTGTTATAGAAAAACCAAGCACATTTACTAAATTTACCAGAACTCCAAATTCAGTTCCTGAAATTATTAATGTTCGTGAAAAAACCGCACCAATTTGGCGAGTAAACATCACGCCGCAAATGGAGAATGTCGTTCGCGCAGGGCAGTTGCAGTTCATGCCTGCTGAACAGACTATAAATAAAGTCCCAACTCAAGAGGAACTTGATGCAATGAAGGCACTATTGCCAAAATATACATCAAAATTAAGAAACATTAATAAAAATGAGAAATATATTACAGTTTATGATGAAAATGGAAAACACGCAGGTAGTGCTGAAATATATGTAAATAAACCAGATAATTTTATTAGTATAGAATGGATTGATACAACAATACAAAAAAATAAAGGATTCGGACAGGCATTGTATCGAGAAATAGCAAAGTATGCTCAACAACAAAATATTGATACAATTGAAGGTGAAATTATAAATAAAAAAGCGGTAAAGCGAAGAGAAGAATTATTTGAAACAATTTCAAAATCAGAAGGAACTCTTGAGGGGGATTATGATGAAGACCCTAATAAAGGATATTATGCAGACTTGACCAGCAAAGTTCCACCTGACATTCGCTTCATGCCTGCTGAAGTTGACGCTCGCTATATCGACCTTGAAGCAAAAGCTAAAGCTGGAGACAAGGAAGCTGAAGCGGAGGCAATAGCTATTGTTGAAAATATTGCAAAAAATGCAGGGGGCATTGAAGCATGGCATTTTGGATCATTTGATCCTTCTTATGATCCTATTCCCAAAACAAAAAAAGGAATGCATTTTGGATCAAAAGAAGCGTCTATACAAAGGGCATTCGACAAACAACCAGAGGATGAGCGCAGATCATTAGAGATTTTTGAAGAAAACGGATTGTGGTATTGGAAAACAAATACAAACGAAAGTTTAGATGGTTTTTCTACAAAACAATTAGCAGAAAATAATGCCAATAACGCAATAGCAGAAATGTGGATGTATCAAGATTATGATTATAATGATGTTGGTAATTTGACAAAAACATATTTGTTTTTTAATAACTTAAAAACAGTTAAAGATCAAGGTGATAACTGGAATGATACTATTATAAAATCAAAAGAAGAAGGATACGATGGTTTAAAATATAAAAATGAATTTGAAGACAAAGGATCGACTTCATATGTAATATTTAATCCTCAACAAGCAAAATCCGCAGACCCCTTCACCTACGACGATGCAGGCGCATTGATCCCGCTATCCGAGAGGTTCCAGTCTGCAACTCCTGACATTCGTTTCCTTCCTGCTGAACAAGGCGAACCAGAAGGCTTGCAAGGCATCGAACTGCCACAGACATACCGCAGGATTAGCGACATGATTCCGCCTTTGCGCGATATTGAGCCTCCCGTGCGTCCTGTGCAAGCATTGCCAAACATTCAGTTCTTGCCAGAGGAAAAGACTCCAACTGCAAAAGAAGTTCTTAAAAAACCACTTGAAAATCTTCCATTAAAAGAAGTAAGCACTTGGACTGAAATACAAAAAGCACCAATAATTACGCTTAAAGACTTGATTGGGAAAAAAGTATTCCCAACATTTGCTGACATTACATCTGCTGGAAGAGTATTTAAAGGCATTGATTCAAGTGAACTTTTAATACCGATTGAAACTCATGGAGGCCCGGAATGGCCATTGATTCAACCAGAAAAAGTTGGAGAAGAAACAAATATTTGGTCTAATCAAGGCGCAGGTGTATCTACAACAAAAGCAAAACGAGCAGAAGAAGGGGCAATAATGCTTGTAACGCTAATGGATAAAAATGCACATTTATCTAATACTGAAGTTGCTAATGCAATTATCGGAACAAATTTAGCCTATGTAAAAGATGGGAGAATAACAAAAAATAATTTAAAACTGCTTAACAAAAAAATTAAAGAAGAAGAGGCATTTAAAGATTTTGTTGGTATTGATTCTACTGAAATCAATGATTATGTGGCAAAACTGCCGTTCCAAGGTGATAAAAGCAGAGCAAGACTTGCAACTATTTTGTCTTCAAAAGAAGCAGAATCATTGGGATCGGCAAATGTTCAACGCATTCTTGATGAGATGCGTAGTCCTGCGTTTGAAGGCGGCAGGATTGGTGATTCTGTAATCGCACTTCAATTATCAAAAGGCGCACCAGTTGTTAAATTGTCTGAATCTGGCGCGATGACTCATCCATCGTATCAATATGCCGTGAGAGGAAAAGTAATCGGGAAGTTTGCTCGCCCAATAAATGCAGAAATGATTTACGATGATTTTCTGGCACAAAGAAGATTAGAGGGCAAACCTACATCTGGAGATCGTAGGGCGATTGATCTTGCAAAACCAGTTCAAATTATTACAAAAGAAATTGCAAATCGCATTCCACAGACTCCATATAAATATTTAAAGTCAGCGCAACACGCTAAATTATTAAAGTATGCACTTGAAAATGACTGGAAGGATTCAGCCGTTGCAAAAAATAAAGGTGGAATTTCTCCAGCAGAATTTATTGACACTTTAAATTCAAGCGAAGCAAAAGTTGCTCTTAATGATTACACTCTTGATTCAGTAAAAAAAGAAATCAAAGATGGCAAACTAAATTTGTATCAACTTGGAGACTCTAAAGTCTTTTTTGGGACAAAGAATAGCGACCCAGCAAGCGACTATGGATTAGACCCGAAAGACTACGGGTTTGGTGAAAATGAGAAAACGCTAACATTGGTATTGAATGCCGAGCGTGGAACCGCTGGCATGGGAGATGCCATTATGATGAAAGCGTTGTCAGAAGGCGTGACTGCTCTCGATTGTTTTGCAATTAAAAACTCAAGATATCCAGATGGTATGTTGCCATCATTGTACAAGCGATTCGGATTTGAGGTTGTCGGTGAAATCCCATTTGACCCGCAATATTACACTCCGCAAAAATTGGCAGACATAAAATTGTTTTGGAAAAATAATGGTTGGGACGAATCTACTGGACTTCCTTCCGTTGTTATGATGAAGTGGAAGGGAAATGAAAATGACCGAACAAGAAGCCTACGAGACATTGCTGGTAAAGCTCCAGCAGGTATTCGGGAACGAAATTCCTCACCTATCCGAGACACAGAAGGATATTTTGGACGGACTGATATTGGACAGGGTGGAGGCTCACAAGGGGGATTACAGCAAGGTGACTCTGGACGAGGTAGAGGGAGTCAGGGAGATGCTTTACAAGGAATTCAGCTTGGCAGAGGCACAATAAATGCAATCCAAGAATTGTTTGGAATGAATGATGCTGAACTCAAAAATCTGGGGATTAATCCTTCTCAAATTCAAACAATAAAAAAAGCCATAGGATATAGTACTGAAAAAAAGAAAAACTAACTATGCCTCTACGAAAATGTGCTTCCCAAAATTGTTTTAATCGCAATGTCTCTGCTGAAGTGAAGGCTGGAAAACCAGTCAAGCAGGCAGTTGCAATTGCATACTCTGTGCAACGCAAGGCGAGGGCAAAAAAAGCGGCGGCAAAACGCAAAAAATAATTTTATCGCAGGATAGAGAAAAGGTATCTCGGTAGGCCCATAACCTACAGTTGAGGGTTCGATTCCCTCTCCTGCAACCCCGCGAAGCTAGTGTTTATGCGGGTCTGCGGACTGCTTGGGTTTTTGATCAAGCGTCAAGCAAAAATGTTTTTACTATGACACAACGGATAAAAATAGTTCTTGATAACCCAAGCGGGTTTGGTATTGTGATCCCAGATCGGAGGCGCAACGCCGACGACGAACCAACAAAACTCAAAATAAAAAAATGAACACTCAAGACGAATACCAAACAGCATTCCGAATCGCTTCAGACTATTTGCAGTTTTCAGAAAACTGCGCGAGTCAGGGACAGAGAGCAGGAAAATTAAGCGGCAATGAAACTCACTTCGTTCAGCAACGATTGTATGATCTTTCTGGGCAAGAAGCTAATTTGATCGATCACCCTTTCTACGATGAGTGGAAGTGCCTGCAAACAAAGGCAGGAAAAAAACGAGTGGCGGCACAACTTCAATTTATTGCTAAAAACCTATTGTTTACTTTTAAAGACAAGTATCCCCACTTCTACGCTCAAGTCACAGGATCACCAAAAATTGTTCAGCCACTTGCCAACATTGCTTTGAATACACAAACAGAATACAAAATTAAAAATCGCTATACTGGAGAAAGATTGACTCGCAACAAAGGGCAACTTGCTTGGAGTCACCATGCGCGAGGTTTAGTTTTTAAAACAAGAAAAGCGGCAGAAAAAATTGCCAATAATTTTCCACAAGAAGCAGTAGTTTATCAACTGGAGGCTTAAAATGAACATCACCAAGAAACAAGTCTTGCAGGCTATAAAAGAAGTCATTGAAGCATACTTCAATCCAGATTCTCCAGAAGCACTTGCTTGTGCCATCTATCAACTTCGCAAGGTATATAAAAACTATGACACAACTTCTGCTTGCAAACCCAACCTGATTCGATATCCTCAAGCCATGAACCTGACCAACAAAACACAGTCCGAAATCAAAGCGCACCTCAAGCGCACTCGCAAAACACGGGTGCGTGAGACTTGCGCCAAATACAACACGGCAAGCTACGCTCAAGCCTCGTTCCTCGAAACAGCAGACCTCTGCGCCCGGATCAACGCTCACCTCGCATCACTTAAAAAATAATACCATGAACATCACACCACCCACAATCCATCTGAACGGAACATCGCCACAAGAACTCTGGAAAGGCTACGAGGCGGCATACGATGCCGTCCGAGCCGCGCAGGAGGCATTAGGCAAGATTGAGTTCAACTCTCGCGATTACTATGTGCAATCACCATTGGCATGGGATAAGGCACAGGAAGATCGCTACGAGCAACGCCGCGCCTTGGATCAGGTCGAGGAGTATTTGCTACAGCATCTGCTCGCGATTCGCAGGCAGAGTGGCATTTGACAATGGATACCCTTACGGCATTTTTGCGCGATGGCGCGACCTGTAAACCACCCTGCTTTCCCTTTTGCTGGAGGAACGAATCCTCCAGTCAAGAGCAATAGCGGTATGTCCATGCGCGACTGGTTTGCAGGTTCAGCCTTGCAGGGGTATCGAGCGAGTGATAAATTTTCCCAAGCCGATTCGCGTTTAGTTGCTGACCTGTCATTCAGGGATGCGGATGCGATGCTGGATAAACGACAAAACGAAAATATATGAATAAAGAAAATAACATTGACAACGAAACGCCGGGAACCCCGGAAGAAGAGATCGCCAACAGCATCGATGCGGTGCTTGCCAAGGTCGATTTCGACAAGATCACCAAAGACGATGTGTTCCATGATCTCATGCATAACTCGAAACTTTTCAGCTTCCGATTGATGGTTGCCTCGGCATTGCTGGAGCAACTCCACATTCGTGATCTCGCAAAATCTGGCGAGGCAACTCCTGACAATGTTGTCAGGTTTAATGACGAAGATCAGGAACCGAAATCGTGAAGACAATCAAAGACTCTGAATGGTCTAGAAACGGAAAAGGTGACAAACCTCGCACCGATACGCAGTCCAAAAAGTATCAGGAAAACTTCGACGCCATCGACTGGACGGCACACAAAAAATCAAAGCAAAATGAAAAGTAAAAATGACACTCTCCCATCTTCTGTTCGACGCTTCTTGAGTGAGATCGGAAAGCGTGGTGGAAGCGCATCGACCGATAAAAAAAGATTGGCGGCGGCAATCAATGGACTCAAAGGCGGAAGACCTCGCAAAACTGCGGTAGCCTGCGAAGCCTGATTCTATCGGCATCTGCGGGTGTCAATAGATTTTTGAAGTGTGACAAAAATATTTTTTAAAATAATTATTGCAAACCCAAGCAGGTTGCCTATTGTTGAATCCATCGAAGGCGCAACGCCGACGAACCAAAAACAAAAACCAAATAAAAAAATGACAACAGCAACACAACTCAAAGCAGGCACAGAAACAGGTTCATTGATGAATCACATTATTAGCGGATGCCGTATGTCTGCTCCAGAAACAGGAATGGGTGCAACGATCCTTGGATGGACTGATCGCCGCGCCTGCACAATTACCGAAGTGAGTAAGAGCGGCAAGCGTGTCGGAATCGTTGAAGACATTGCAACCCGTGTTGACAAAAACGGAATGAGCGACTCTCAAGAATACTCTTTCGAGCGCGGGACGGGATCGCCAACCTTTTTCACCCTTCGCAAAAATGGCGCATGGGTTCGCCAAGGCGAATCAATTCGCGGTCAGCGTCTCGCAATCGGCAAGCGTGATCACTACTACGATTATTCTTTTTAATTTTAAATTGGCGAGGGTTCTATCCCCTCGCCCCACAACCAAACCAAACCAAACCAAATGAACATCATCATCCCAACACTCGAAACTGAACTCGTAAACACGAACCCCATCACGGCAGTCCATGCCGCGCCAACCCGTAGCACCCGCTACGGATTCATCAGCACTCAAGAGATCGTCAATGCTCTCGGAGAGTCTGGCTACACTCCTCGTCAAATCCAGTATGGCAAAGTCCGCAAGGATGAGAACAAGGGATTCCAAAAGCACATCATCAAATTCCAGCACCAAGATATCGCCAATATCGGCGGCGAGGTTGCTCCAGAATTCGTGCTGATCAATAGCCATGATGGAACCTCCTCGGCGCAACTCTCGCTCGGTCTGCGAGTGTTTGCCTGCTTGAATGGACTTGTCACAGGTGACATTTTCCAGACCTTGAAAGTCTATCATCGCAATACCTCGGTGAGCGACTTCATCTCGGCGGCGAATGACCTTCGCTCCAATGTTCCTCAACTGGTCGAGCGTGTGAGCCTCTTCAAGCAGAAGGAACTCACGCAGGCGGCAACCAACCAATACATCATCGATGCGCTATCGCTCCGCTATGATGCGCCAAACGAGGAATCGACCTATGCTGACCAACGCGAATGGAACACTCGCCTGTTCTACTTGAATCGCGCTCGTCGCTACGCAGACGGCGGAACCAACCTTTGGCAAACATTCAATAGGGTGCAGGAGAACTTGACCAAAGGACGCCCCGGTTCTGGCATCCGCAAGCTGACTGCTCCAGCCGCTGACCTCAAAGTCAACAAGCAACTCTGGAACCTCACCGAGCAGTATCTTTTGAACAACTGATCAATCGGGGGCGGGGGAGCAATCCCTCGCCCCATAACAAAAATAAAAATGAAAAATATTTTGCAAAAACTTTTCGAGATTCGCGGAACCCGTCCAGCAACAAAACGCGAGCGTGAAGTGGCAACGCATCTAGCGTCTGGATTCACAAATCAGCAGACCGCAGACTTGCTCGGAATCAGCATCAAGACTGTCGAAAAACATCGCGACAATCTGCACAAGAAATTTTTATTCCGTAACACGGCAGACCTGACCAGATGGGCATTGGCGCAGGGTCTGTTAAAAAATGAATGGCTATAAAAAAAATATTGACCACCCAAAGCGGTTGGGTTTAATATCCGAAATATGGAAATACCAACAACAATAGTTCTCCAGCATTGCTGGGATGCGTTTGTAGCACTCGCGCCAATCGCGGGACTCGCTCTCTTAACCCTGCTTTTAACCATAAACAAAAAATGAACGAGATCGCACTTACAGCAATCGTCGGAATCATCGGCATTTTCGTTGCCTATCGGCAGGGACAGTTGTCGATCCTCGACGAGTGGGAACAATACAAGAAGAAGCGCAAAGAACGGGAAATCCGTTGGCGCGAATTTGAGGAGGAGGACTAATATGGCTACGGAAAAAACCGAATCCACTTGCCTTCCTCCCGAAGCATACATTCGCATCATCGCTCGTTGCACAAACGATCAACCGCCGAAATTCAAATCGTCTGTTTACCCTCCAAAACCAAAAAAACAAAAAAAATGAAACTGCTGACAGCAACCCTAACGCTTGCGCTTTGCGCCTGCTCAAGCGTCTCGAAAGAGACATACACAGAAACTCGCACCCTTAATTACCCGAAGGGAATCACTCCCCACCTGAAAGATTTCTACCTCCAGCCGGGGGCAGAACAACCGCAACCACAACCAACAATCAATAGCACTCCAGACTACGCAGGCGTCCTGCCAGACTCGGATGTTATTCCAACCGACAACACGCAAAACATCGCCGCCGAGATCGAGCGGCTCAAACACGAAAACGAATTGCTTGAGGCTCGCGCCTACAACCAAGCACTCCAAAACCTCTAACCTAATAAAATAAATATATGTCACAACTAGTACCCATCACCGAACTGGAAGCAATGGCTTCGCACATCGTCAAATCTGGCTTATTCGGCCTGAAGCGTCAGGAGGAGGCAGTAGCACTTATGCTTGTCGCGCAAGCCGAGGGCAGGCATCCCGGCACAGTTGCCGCCGAGTATCACATAATCCAAGGCAGACCAGCACTCAAGGCAGACGCTATCCTTGCTCGATTCCAATCGGCAGGAGGCAAAGTCGAGTGGCAGGATTACACAGACACGAAAGTGTCAGGCACATTTAGTCACCCAGCAGGAGGTTCACTCTATGTGGACTGGGACATGGAACGCGCAAAAGCCGCAGGACTCGGAGGCAAGGATAACTGGAAGAAGTATCCAAGGCAGATGCTCCGCGCCAGAGTGGTCAGCGATGGGGTTCGCGGGGTGTATCCTGCCGTGCTTCAAGGGTTCTACACTCCAGAGGAAGTTCAGGACTTTGTTTCTGCTCCAGCCGCAAACGCACCTGTTGCAGTATCTGCCACACCTGTGATCGAGGATAAGCCGAAACCCGTAAAGAAAATCAAAGATGTTGCTCCTGTTATCGAAGCGGAAGTAATCGAGGCGACTCCTGAACTTGCGGAAGACAGAAGCTGGACCGCGCCTATGGAGGCATCGCTCGGAGCGGAAGAGAATGCCGTTAATGCATTCCTCGCAACCAAGGGGCAGATCGATGCTGGGCAAACATGGCGCGACCTTCCAGACGCAACCTATCGCCAGCGCATCATAGCGAATCCTGAAGGATTCGTGAAAGCCGCAACCGCTACAAAGGAGTAATATGATTCGGCATTCAGCACTTCCCAAACTGCAAAAATGCCCATGCTTTGAATCCGCTGGGGGGACATCCCCAGCGGCAAGCAGGGGGACAAAGATCGACTCTGTGATCCGCCGAACACTTCAAGGCGAGGACTGCATGGCAGAACTCTCCGCAGAGGATCAAGAGGCGGCAAAGCGAGGCGTCGAGATGGTCAAGAGCTTGGTTCCTGAAGGAACGGAACTCGAAACCCGCGAATCCGAACTTTGGGTAAAAACTCCCGGCATGGATCATGTAGGGACTGAAGACATTCGCGCCCAGAAGATTCGCGTCTCGTTCGATGTAAAGTCAGGTCAGGTATACGATTACGAGGCGCAGATGGGGGCATATGCGCTCGGTAACATGACTAGGTTCTTTGAGCCAGAGTGGACTTGTTACTTGTTATTCGTTGACCAAAATCGAGTTGTCGAACATAAGTTCACGATGGATTCGGCTACAGAGTTGGTCGATTCGATCATTAAAGCATACAATGATCCAGATAAAAAGCCTGTAAGCAATTCATATTGTGGCTGGTGTGCCAAGAAAAATACCTGCCCACAGGTTGTTAAGCCTACCGAGCAGACCCTGCGTGTTGTGAATAACGAGGTATCAATTGATACCCTGAAGGCGCAACTCGCGGAACCAGAGAAGCTGGGCAAGTTTCTAAAGGCTTGCAATATCTTTAAAAAAGAACTCTGGGACTGGGCGAAGGAGGAGGCTAAAGCCAGACTGGAGCGAGGCGAAGAGGTTCCGGGCTGGAGGCTTTCAAAGGTCAAAGGTGCTGAACAATACACTCCAGACGAAGTTGCTACTGCCGCTCAAACGACAGGCGCAACATACAAAGAAGTGGCTGAACTCTATGGCAACATTGGCGCAGAGGATTTCCGTAAGTGGGCAAACGCTCGCGATTATTTTCCTCTGCCAGAAGATGCCGTTCGCAAACCCGAAACAACCAAAATGCTTGAATCAAAGAAATGAGTGAGAAATATAATGAGTTTATGGGGTTTGAGCTTCGTTGTCTGCCAGCGCACCAAGATGACTGCATGAGATGGGACTACGAGGTGCGGATCGGCGATAAGTGGCACACAGTCATACCTGAAGGGCTGGGATGGCGCAGGGAAGAAGCACTAGAGTCTTTAGTTAAAATCCTATCTAATAAATTAAATAAATATGAACCAATTAAATCTGAACTTTGAACCTATAATTGAAATAAAAGGAGATAGTATTCCTGAACGCTTTAAACGATTCCACGCCGCAAACCGCCATGTTTACGATGCTCTGGTCAATCTCGCTCGCCAGTTTCGGCAACGCCGGGGGGACAGCAAGATCGGTATTGGAATGCTGTACGAGGTCTTGCGGTGGAACTATTACATGACCACCGAATCAGAAGACGATTATAAGTTGTCGAACGATTTCCGGGCTTGCTACGCTCGTTTGATTATGTCGCAAGAACCAGACTTGAAAGGCATCTTTCAGACTAAAAAAAGCATAGCAGATGAGTGAGATGATTAATAAGATTATAAATACCAATTTATGTTGTGAAGAATTCTATCTTGACATAAATGAAATATTAGAAATAAAAGATGAATCGGCTATTCCTCCTGATGAGTATGCAAATACCGGGTCATTAATAAATGTTTTATCTAATTGTATTATTAAATTAACAAAAAAACAACAATTTGTCATTGTTAAAAGGTTTGGATTGTTTGGATACAATATTGAAACAAGTGATACGATTGCAAAACAGTTAGGTTATAAAAACAGAAATAGTGTATTGAATATCGAAAAACAAATAATCAGGAGATTGGGTCATCCAGCTTTTAAATTAACAGAATTAATAAATGAAATCTAAATCACCCGCTTTTCAATTCTACCCACAAGATTTCCTTGTTGGTTCCGCCATGCTCTCGGCAGAGGAAACGGGCGCATATATTCGCCTGCTTTGCTATAGTTGGACACATGATGGATTGCCTGACGATGACGCACAACTTCAACGATTGGCAGGATGCCATGGCAATGCCATCGCATCGATTCGGCATAAGTTTGGCATATGCGACGATGGAAGGCTTCGCAACGATAGGCTAGAATCTATTAGATTTAAGCAAAAAGAGTATCGTGACGCTCAAAAAGCCAATGCAGAGAAAAGATGGCAAAAACAGCAAAAAACTAATACTTCTATGCCACCGCATATGCCACGGGATATCCCATCGCATATGCCATCGCATATGCCATCGCATGAATCTGGCATACCAATTGGCATATGCCAAACGGATGCTCTTCATACTTCAAACTTCGTTAACACAATAGCTGACGCTATTGTTACCCCTTCCAAGGCGGAAGGGGCGGAAGGCGAAGATGCCATGGCATTGCCATCGGATAAGCCGAAGCGTGAAACGAAACCCGTGGATGAGGCATGGATCGCTGACATCAAACGGCATTACCCAACCATCGATGTTGACGAGGAACTTCGCAAAATGGACGCATGGATTGCGCTCCATCCCGGCAGGCGCAAGACCCGAAAATTCATTGTCGGTTGGCTCAATCGATGCCAGACAGAACTCGCTCCACAACCACAAAAACCTGCGTTACGCAATGAAGACTATGACTTTACTTGGTAAAAACATGAACAACGAACTACGACCATGCGCTGGCGAGAATTGCTTTGAAGTGCTTGAGGTTCCGATCATTGCAATATTCGGTCGATCACTCGACTTCAAAGTGCTTTGCAATGACTGCGAGCAAAAATTGACAGAAGAGCAAGACAGGAAAGCCCAGCAATTGCGCGAGGATAGGGCTAGAAACGCTTTTGATAGTGCCTGCCCACCCTTGTATAGGGAAAGCGATTTAAAACGCATCCACGGGGATTTAAACGCAATTGCCACAAATTGGCAGTTTGGTCCAACTGGAGTCTTCATGGAGGGAAAGCCGGGGACTGGCAAGACCCGTGCTGGATGGCACATCCTCAAACGAATGGCTCACCAAGGCAAATCGATTTACGGATTGACCTCAACTCAATTCGCGAAATTCGCCGCCGATCAATGGCATTCAAACAACGAAGAAAAGGGTCACGCTTGCGAGGCAATGGAACGATGCCGCCGCACCTCAATCCTGCTCCTAGATGACCTTGGAAAGCAAAAGATGACCGAGCGTGGAGAGACTGAATTATACGATGTTCTTGAGCATCGAACAACCAACCTAAAGCCGACAATAATCACCACAAACGCAACCTCGATTCAGCTTGGCGCAATGCTCTCCGAGGATCGCCGCCAACCAATTCTTCGCCGCATTAAAGATTTCTCAACGATCATCAAAATATGAAAAACAAAACATCATCAATTCCGCTACTTCAATATATTTTAGTGGACACTCGATTCACACATGAGGAACCAATCGGCTTTCAAGAAGCGGAGTGGGTTCAGACTGTGGCAATCCCTGATCGTGCTTGGGGACTCAATGTAGTTTTCCGCAAAGGAGGCCCAATGTATCGCAACCTGCCTCCCCATGCGATTGCGTTTTGCGACAACCCTACAGACTGGACAATCAATGACGCTCAACTCTGGAACTGCTATGGATACCAATACGAACATATGGTTTGCGACCACCTCGGTGACTCGCGAGTTATGGCAATCACAGATGACTATTTGATACAAGGCAGGTATCTCTTCCAGACTAGCTTCATCGATGACTCCTATTCACTCCAACCAGAGCAGGACAAAACATTCTTTTGGATTCGACTAGACAATGATCGGTTAACCATCCTACCGACAAACAAAGTTACTTTTATCGATGCTTCATTTATCAATGAAGGATCAGTTGATCGCTTAAAATTGCAGACTGAAATCTATCGGTGCGAAGAAATTTAAAAATAAAATATATGGATAAATCAATATGGGATTCTGCGCCAGATGATGGTGCAACCACCGATCAACACGATGCATTTATTCACCTAGTTAATGGTGAAATTGCGTCCGAACTTGGATGGAAATTTGAATACAAAAAAAATGTCTGGACACGCGCAGAACTAGTATTTACCGAGGTTCCCAGCTACATGACTGACCTCAACCTCTGTCAAGACTTTTACGATGACTTCCGCGAAAACGAGGAGCATATGTATACTGCTCTTTTATCTAAAATAATATTTGGTGAAGATTTGGTTGACGGACTTCCTTTCAACCCTATATCAATGGTATTCGCAACAGCACACGAAAGATGTCTTGCCTTTTGCGTCTTACGAGAATTATAAATAAATAGATTATGAGTAAACACACAAAACCAACAAAGTTGGTGATCAGCGCGGTCACCAAGAAGAAGCACACTAAACCCACAGGACACACTATCGAAGTCATGCTACCGCATGAACTCGCAGTTAACTGGGCAAACACAATCGGCTCTCGTATCGAGGCAATCAAGGCCGAGATCGAGGCAAGCCTTGTTGCCTACCAGCAACCAGTACCTGAAGCGCAACCTGCAACCATCAACCCTGAAGCTATAGCCTAATATGTCATCATTCATTAAACTCGACGCCACAGGCGAATTCCGTTGCAAAGTTGTTGCTCCCCAGTACGGATGGTTCGATGAAACCGCAAAGGGATCGAAGTACATTAAGTTGCCTTGCGAAGTCCTCGATGGTGAACACGCTGGCAAACGAATCGTCTGGCTGGGCTACCTCACAGAAAAAGCCTACCAGTCCACAGAACGCTCCCTTGCCGAAGCATTCGGTGACAAGTGGACTTGGACTAACATCCCGTTCGCTGGCATGGAATGCATCATCGTCTCGGAAGAGGAGGAATACAACGGCAAGAAACAAATCAAGGCGAAGTACCTCAACTCTGTCAACGGCATCGCTACAGGCAAGTCGAAGGACGAATCACTCGCCACTAGCGAGAAGATCGCCAAGGCACTACCTAGCCGAGGAACTAAACCAACAAAGACGCACGACGAGGAAGATTCAGAGATACCATTTTAATTTGACAAGCGTTCCATTTTAATTCACCTTTACAAGATGAAGGAATGCTTCAAATGTAAACAGGTTCTTGAATTATCAGAATTTTATAAACATTCAGCAATGGCTGATGGGCATTTAAATAAATGTAAAAAATGCACGGCTAAAGATTCTGAAGAAAGAAGAAAACTAAAATCACAAGATATTAATTGGGTTTTATCTGAAAGAAAAAGGCACAGAGAAAAATCTAAAAAATACAGAGAATCTGGAGTTATAAAAAATACAGCAAATAGCAAGAATGAATGGGCGATAAGAAATCCAGAAAAAAGAAAAGCACATCACGCAGTATATTCTGCGTTAAAATCTGGGAAAATTCACAGGCATCCATGCTATATTTGCGGAAATAAAGCGCAAGCTCATCACGATGATTATTCAAAACCACTAGAGATAATTTGGTTGTGTTCAAAGCATCATGGTGAGCGGCATATTGAAATTAACAAAACAAAATTAATAGAATCATTTAAATAAAACTACAGGTATTGTGGCGGCAACCATGTTTGCTGGTCATCATCAGCACCAGACCCGTAACCACATAAAAGCGGGTCACACTTTCCAATGCCTTGGACACATGAGCAACTCATCAAACTCGGATACCATCTCCACCCAGACGGAGACTACTACCTTAACCCTCCTTCTCCCAAACTATCTAACCCCATCCCTCAACACAATCCTATCATCCCATTGGTCAAACCTCCACAAGCACAAACAAAACGCAAAAACCGCGTTGCTCTCCGCATTGAAAGAGTTGCCACCAAACTCCAAGACTTTGATAACTTCGTGGGCGGAACAAAACCTCTCACCGACCAACTTCGATACCTTGGTATCATCCCTGACGACGACCCAGCTTCCATCATCGCCCACTACTCACAACAAAAGTGCAAACACAAAAAGGACGAGAAAACCATCATCCAAATCACCTACCAGCCACTCACACCACCCACCCGCACAACCCCATAAACACTAGCCCTGCGAGCAAAGCGAGCTAATTATACACACCACCCAATTTATGAGTCAAGCATATTCGCAAAATATTTCAGAAAAAAATTTAGTCCTAGAATCGCTACAAAATAAAATCGATTTCTTACGAGACTCTCTCCACAAAATCACAGAACCTAAAGAGCGTCTCGATACTCAAAAACAAATCCTCGATCTCAAAATCGAACTCGCAAAACAATTCAAACCTCAATGAACGATTCAGCAGAAATTCCAGATCAAAAATCTGAAGAAAAATCTGAACCAAAACAAATGGGTAGACCCTCCAGCTACTCACAAGAATTAGCCGACGAAATCTGCAATAGACTCGCTCACGGCGAAACCCTCCGATCTATCATCGCTTCTTCACCACACCTTCCAGATAGGTCTACAATATATCGATGGAATGCTGATAATCAAAACTTCCGCGACCAATACACAAAAGCTAGAGCAGAGCAAGCCGATTACTACGCAGAACTTATAGTAGATGAATCTTACTCTTCACACGATGCCGCTATCGGCAGACTGCGCGTAGATGCGCTCAAATGGGCCGCGAGCAAAATGGCTCCAAAGAAGTACGGAGAGAAGATCGAGATCGAAACAGCACAACCGCTCACGCTCGCTTTCCAGCTACCTTCCCGCGCCCCTGAACGAGTACAACTTGAATCTAACGAGAGATCACTTGAAGAGTAAACTGCAACTCCGTATCACCATCTGCTCTGATGGTTGCCCGGTTGGACCTCGCTTGCAACGCAAGGAACCATTGCCAGAGTACCAGCATACATATGACTATACGCCTACTGGGATCAAACAGGCTGAAAATGACATGATCAAGATTCAGGCGTATATCGATAAATATCATGGAGTTATCAAACGGAAATAGACTATAACTTCTGATAAGAACAGTAGTTGATAATCAAAGACACTTTATGCAAGACACAGAAAACCAACGCAAAACAAAAGAGAGGTACTTGATCGTGCGTCTCTGGCTCAACAATGACGGGAATTACCAGATCAATTCCAGCTACCCTCCAACCACAATGCACACAAGTCACATGGATGCGTCAATCGAGTGCGAGCGGCTTGCAAAGCAGTTTCCTGACACTCCATTCGCGGTATTCCGTATGGAAGACATAGCACTATCACCAAAGTCACCTGTACAATGGATCAAGCCATGAGATTCCACATTCTAGGTCTACCGCACACAGTCACCAGCAAGGAGTATGTAGCCTGTGCATACACGCAGAAGGTCTTAAAGTTCGCGCAAGGCATGACTAGGCGCGGACATGAGGTTCTGCACTATGGGCATGAAGATAGCCAGCTAGAGTGTGCTGAACACATCTCTGTGGTTGGGAACGATGATCTAGCGAAGGCGTACGGCAGTCACGATTGGCGCAAGACCTTCTTCAAGTTCGACACGAATGACCATGCCTACCAGACCTTCTACCGCAACGCTATTCGCGAGGTAGGCAAGCGGAAGCTGAAGCATGACTTTATCCTGCCGTTCTGGGGATCGGGAGTGCGTCCTGTTGTTGACGCTCACCCTGACATGATCGCAGTCGAGCCGGGGATCGGCTACGCTGGGGGACATTGGGCGAGGTTCAAGGTATTTGAAAGCTACGCAATCTACCATGCGTACTGCGGTCTGGGTAATGTAGGAACCTGTCGGCAGGACTGGTACGAGGTGGTCATTCCGAATTACTTCGATCCTGAAGATTTCGTTTACCGAGGCAATGACGAGAAGGAGGATTATTTCCTGTACCTTGGCAGGGTCTATGGTGGCAAAGGGTGCGACATCGCATTCCAAGCGGCAGAGAGGGCCGGGGTGCGGCTAGTAGTGGCAGGACAGAAAGAAGAAGGCTACCAGTTGCCTAGCCATGTCGAGTATGTCGGCTATGCTGATGTGGAGAAGCGGAAGCAACTCATGTCGAAAGCCAAGGCATCGTTCGTACCATCGCAGTATGTCGAGCCATTCGGCGGGGTTCAGGTCGAGAATCTGTTTAGCGGCACACCGACTATCACAACGGACTGGGGATCGTTTGCGGAGAATAACCTGCATGGCATCACCGGGTACAGATGCCGCACAATGGGAGACTTCGTGGATGCGGTGCAGGCTATCCAGCAAGGCAAGATCAGATCGGAGGCTTGCAGGCTATTCGCGAACAACTTCTCCATCGATTCTGTGATGCCTATTTACGAGAAATACTTTCAGGACATCCTCGATGTCTACGAAGGCAAGGGGTGGTACGCCGAGGGCAACGGCATCGAAGCATTAACCAAACAATATCCATGAACTATCCATATCACGAATTCGTTTCTCGCCTGTGCAAGTCAGGCGAGCAGATCACATCAGAGTTGTCACCAGATCAGGCACACCTAGTCCACATGGCTATGGGAGTTTCTGGTGAAGCAGGCGAGTTGCTAGATGCAATCAAGAAGTCAGCAATCTACGGCAAGCCTCTCGATTGGGAGAATGTCATCGAGGAATGCGGTGACTTGCTGTTCTACATTCAAGGGGTCTTGAACCATCGCGGAGTCAGGTTGGACGAGGTTGTCGAGATCAATCGTCTGAAGCTACAGAAGCGTTATGGTGAGAAGTACAGCAACGAAGCGGCAATCGAAAGGAAAGACAAACAATGAAGGCAACACTAGAATTCGATTTGCCAGAGGAGGAGCAGGAGCATCGCTATGCATTGGCTGGAGTCGATGCGCTTCTATTGCTCAATGACCTTGAAGAAGCAATCAGGGAATTACTCCATAGAGATTGCGGGTACTTTACCGAATGGAAAAATGAAGAAGGAAAAATCTGCGAAGGATGTCCAGAAACTTTGCAGAGGGTTTGGAACTGGATCATCGAACAGAAGGAAGAACGCAAATTGCCTGATTTACTATAATGGACTTTGAAAAAGATTATTGGGGCAACTGCTGTAATACTTTTGATGAAGATCAGAAGCATTATGTCTACGCAAGATTCATGGGATTGAAACGAGTTGGCTACTCGTTCGATGTGGGAGGCGCGAGGATCATCGACATTGGTGGTGGTCCGACATCGATGTTGCTCAAGACGATTAACCTTGCGCCTCGTTCGCTCGTTGTAGACCCGTTGGATTACCCGGTATGGACATACGACAGGTATTCCACGAAGGGCATTGATTCGATGATCTGCCGAGGTGAGGACATCTACGAGGAAGGCTATGACGAGGCATGGATATACAACTGCCTTCAGCATACCGACGATCCAGAATTGATCATCCAAAACGCATTGAGAGCGGCAAAGACATTGCGAATCTTTGAGTGGGCAGACATACCGCCGCATGAAGGTCACCCGATTGAGTTGTCAAAGGAGAAACTGGATCGATGGATCGGGAAAGAAGGGCAGACGATTCAGCTTGGGGAGTCTGGATGCTTTGGCAAAGCGTATTACAATGTGATCACAACATGACTTGGGAGCGATACGCATTGGAGTTGGCGAGGGTTGCGGCGATGAAAAGCAAAGACCCGTGGAGGCAGGTAGGAGCGGTTGTATTGCGGCACGACAAGACTGTAGCAGGGGTGGGCTACAACGGCTTTCCATCAGGCGTTGATGAGGACTGGGAGTGTCGGGAGAGGCGGCGATTGTTCGTTGTCCACGCCGAGGCAAATGCATTGAGATATGTCAAGCCAGACGAGGGATGGTTGATCGCGAGTACGACATTGCCATGCAATAATTGTCTAAAGACGATTGTGTCATACGGAATCAAAAAGATAGTGTATGGTGAAACATATCCGAGCGATGAGAGTTCATTGGATGTAGCAGGACTGATGGGAATTGAATTGTATGACGCAACAAGAATTGAATGAGCTTTACTTTACGAGATGCGTCATGTGCAGGGTTATCGAGCAGGCGTGGGAAGACGCTTTGAATATTAAGAAGTATAAGAGCGATTATGTTAACGAAGAGACTCAAAAGAACAGAGAGCAGGCAAGGGAGTGGTTCGCAGGGGAAGAGTTTGAGAGGTGGGGAGAGGCGTTAGGGCAGGATGTCGATTTATATCGAGAACATTTGAAACATAAAATCTCATTGACAAACCAAGCTGGATAGGAATTTAAATTAAGCCTTATGAAATCTGATTATCACGACGACCCTGAAGGTTATTGGCAAGAGAAGAAAGAGCGCGAAGAGGCAGACGGCAAAGAGCGTCTGGATCGATGGGAGAAACAGAATCCCAATCTTCCGTATGGCTACAATGTGCATCAATACAAAGGAGGAGAGGAATGAGTCACGAAATCCGAACGCTAAAGATTGGAGTGTGCCGTAAAGGTTATCAAATATTTGACGATTCCATGACAGAGATCGAGATCATCGATGAAGCGGCAGGCGAGTTCCTGAAGATATCGCAATGTAGCGAGCATAGCGAAGGATCGATCCAAATTGAAAAGGAGGAATGGACGACACTAAAGGCGGCGATTGATAAAATGTTTAAGGAGTGCAGGAATTATGAGTGACACACCGCAAACCGACGATCTTTCCAGAGGCAACCATTTTGTTCCTACCGAGTGGTCCGAGCGACTTGAGCGCGAGCGCGACAAGACACGGGCTGAATTAGAAATGTGGCGAGACGGAAACATACTCCACGAAGTCCATCGAAATGAGTTGGAAAAAGTAGAGTGCGAGCGCGACGAGGCGCGGGAGATCATCCGAATGGCAAAAGCTAAATTCTGCGAAGAAGGATCAGATGGGAATATAGCATCTGAAATGTTTTCTATATTGAGCGGAGGAAAATGAAATCATACATCGTCAACTACGAATCTCCGAATAACATATTTAAAGGTGAATTGTGTATCTTTGCAAAAGACCATAAGGATGCGATGTCAAAAGCATTCGACTGGGTGAAAACAAAGGAAGTCTGGAATCATCTATGGAAAATAAATTTTGCGATTCGCGAGGTTGAGATGGATTTAATCAATGCCTTTCCATTCACTAAACAAAAATGAAAGCCAAAGACTATCCAAACTGGGCTTGCGAAGAGTGCGGCAAGAAGCACGGCAGGGGCAGGAAGAGCGTTTCGACATGGCACTATGGGAAATGTGATGTTTGCGGGAAGAATAAGAGTGTGACCGAGCCTAGAGATTTTGGTCACTTTAAAAAATGGTTTAAATGAAATCTGGCAAATGGACGATTCGCATTAGCGATGGGTATTGCAATTATGAGTATGAATTGCAAGCAACGAATCCAGATGTTGCTATTTACGATGTGGTAAAACTAGTTGCAAAGAAGCTGAAAGCTGAATTAAAAGAAGGAAAATTGATTAATGAACGACCTGCAAAAGTACATTGAGGAGAGTTGGAGCGATGAAGTTAAGACGATGAACGATTTACAAGATCGTGGAATTGTTAGCGACAACGCATTAATGGCAAAAGATGTATGTGCAGATGACGCAAAAAAAGCAGTTAAATTCCTGAATGAACATCCTCCAAAAAGCATCTAATTTTGCAAAGAGCGCAACAGCATTTGTGCTGGCTGGAATGCCGTGTTGTGAGGAGAAGGAAATTGCTAGGAGGCTACGCATTTGCGCGGATTGCCCGAACTTTGATGTGACAGCATATAGTGGTGCTGGAGAGTGCAAAGTCTGCGGGTGCAACATGGAAATCAAGACTGTTATGGCAACCGAGAGTTGTCCTGAAGGAAAATGGTAGAATCAGTAAGACAAGTATTAGCGATTGCCGAAGCGGTAAGGGCAGAAGCGGATCGAGATGACCGCATGGGAATTCTGTATGCGGCAAAGTACATTCTGGCGAATGTCGCGACTGGGGGGGTTTCTTCTAATTTGGTAATCGATGAGAAGGTGGCGAATAGCATTGTTATGCAGTTTGTGCAGAGTTTGCTAGAGGAAGATCATTTCGAGGCGGCGGCGACTGTGCTATGGGGACCGGGGGTCTACGACTGGCGACCCCAATCAGCACAGGATACATGGCGTTGCTTATTCGATTACGATAAACTACTTGTGCAGGGTGCTGGCGCGATGGGGAAAACTTTCAACGCCGCCGCATGGTTTCTTCTCGACTGGATGCGCGATCCAGAATACACTTGTATTAAGGTGGTTTCGCTTACCGAAG